CCTTGTCGTCTGTTTTGAGCCCTTGTTTGCGGAGGGCGACTTCTCGAGCGCCCTTGTCCTTGTTTTCCGTTTCATCAATCTTTTGCTGGGCTTGATCTAGTTTTGTTTCGTTGGTGTCGTCTACGTGCTCCTCGTGCTGTTCTTTGGCTTCGGCGACTTTCTGCGCGCCTTCGCGTGTCTCGGCTTGGCCGAGTTTGCTTTCAAGGCCATGCTCCTGCATCCGTCTGTTCAAATCCGTGCCGGGAATGAGGCCCATGGTCGCTGGGGCGAAAATATCCCCGGCTATGTTTCCGACTTTACCGAGCGCATGTCCAATCTTGCCTAGCACTCCGGGATGATTTTCTGCCGTGCCCAATGGATTCGCTTTCTGATCGGCAATGCGGGCAAGTTGTGATTGGTAGTTCTCCGCGCTGCCCGGAGCTCCGACCAACGGCAATTTCTGCCGCTCGGCAAAAGTAAGCGGCTTGACGGGTGACGGAGTGCCTACAGGCTGCAATCCACTTGGCGCAACTGGCGCACCGCCACCGATGTCTGGTGCTTCAGGAGGTCCACCCACGCGCTTCAGTGGCGCAACCGGCTGCAATAAATCGCGGTCCATGCCATGCACGCCCATCGGTTTCATTGGCGGAGCTTCCGACCGTGCAGGCATGGGCATCGGCTGCATGGGCGGAGCTTCCGTGTGCGTGATCGGAATAGGCGCAGCATTCAAAAGCTGAAGCTGTTTTAGCCGTTCCGGGTCGATAGGTTGGAGTTCGCCTGCTGGATCAGCCATTATGTCATGTACCCTGCGCCGTTGGCTCCGCCGTATGCCGCCTTCGCTGCATTGGAAAGCGAACCCATAACGCCTTCAGCGTCTCCCAATCCTTGCTGCAATCCGCTGGTCTGGTTTGCCTGCGTCCAAGCCCCAATATCGGCGGGCACAAGACCCTCCGCCTTCAGTTGCGCGTTTACATCCGTGCCGTAGAGCCCTCCGAGATTCTTTGCAGCTTCGTCTTGCTGGCCGAGTTTTACTTTGGCGTTTTCGTTCTGCATGCCGAGAGCGTTTTGGCTGAGTTGCTGCGTTTTATTTCTTGAGGCTTGGTCGAGAACTCCCGAGAGTGCGCCAGTATTGTGCGTACGCGCTGCTTCGAGGTTGGCCTGTCCGGTGATTCCCGCGTTGGCTCCGCCAGCCCCCTGTTCGCCTGCCACCAGCATGTTGTTTACGTCCGTGGGATTCATGCCCGTGGGGTTGGTAAGTTGTTTCTGCTCAAAGGGCACAAGAGAAGAGCCGATGTTGGTTGCATTGCTGCCGTACCCTGCCCCGGTTGCGGTTGCTGTGTTTGCAGCGTTCTGCGCCGCTTTCACGCGACTGTTGCCCATTAGTTTATCCTCAGAAAATAGAGCTTGTCTCTCGCCGGAATCCAGTTCAACTCTTCCAGTCGTTTGCCGAATCTCTGATTCGCTTCGGCGTAAGCCCAATCAAGTCCGAGGATGGACGATTTCCAGTTCATCATATGTTGCAGTTTCCTGACAGCATCCAGCCTTGCTTCCGGCGTGCTCCATCCGTGGTCAAGTAAGAGCGTGACATTCAACTCCATCCTGGCAATGCCAGCTACGCGGATGATCTCTTTTTCATCAACGCCGCATTCGCTGACAAGCACCAATGGATTGTAGGGGTCGGGCAATTCGTAATCACATCCGGCGTGCAACTGTTTCAGCCGTTGGAGGTCGCTCGGGACGTAAGGCCGCACGTTCATACTGTTGTCAGTTGCCTCTTGGGTCCGGGTGCGGGGCGCTGCAAGACTGTGCCAAGGCCAGCGCTAGATTGAGAGCCATCCGGTTTAGCAGTTCCGCTGCCCGTGCTCGGCAGTGGAGTAAATTGCGCGGAGCCGCCGACAACTACCGGAGTTGGCACATACTTCGTTCCAAAATTTGTATGTTCCGCCGGGTCGCTGCCCGGCACTTGTGGAAACGATTTGAAGTACCAGTTGATATTTGTGCCCGAGCCATCTTTCCCTGGCAGTGAAGTGAAAAGAGAACGGCTCGCGCCCAAGTCAAAGATATGCGTTGTTCCTGGCTGGCCAAAAGACGGGTCGTTCGCGGAAGCGGCCACAAAATACCTGATCCCTTTCGAGACAGGCGCGTTGTGAGTTAAAACTACGTGAACCGTGCCATTGTTCGCAACCACGTTCATACTCTCAATAGGCGCTGGAGGCTGAACCTTGCCTGTTGGCTGAATGCCCGCTTGCTTGAATCCGTTGCTGATTTGGTCGGTCAGATCGGAAAGCAAAAGATGCACACCGCGCCGCGCTTCCTCCCAGGAAACCGCCGAGCGTAGACTGTTCAGGAAGCGATTGGTGTCGAGCGCCATGGTATAATGTACTTAAATGGGCGGACCTAGAGTAGAACTAACTGGGAAAATCTTCGGTAGACTCACTGTGCTTTCTCGCGGTCCGTACCTGTACAAAATACGTAACAATTCTTGCTGGAACTGTCGATGTGAGTGTGGCAACGAAAAAGTAGTAAGCTCTTCAAGTTTAATGCGTGGCTTGACGTTGTCTTGCGGGTGTCTACACATTGAAAGAGCCAGAATTGCAAACACCAAACATGGCGAGAGTGCGCGCGGCAATTTGTCTCCAGAATACAATACTTTTCAACATGCGCAAGGAAGATGCAACGACAAAAACCACATTTCGTACAAAAACTATGGCGGTAGAGGAATAGAGTTTCGCCTCAAATCGGTTGATGACATTATTTCCTCTATTGGTCGGCGACCAAGTCCAGATCATTCGATTGACCGCATCGACAACGATGGCCATTATGAAATTGGGAACATCCGCTGGGCAACGCGCTCCGAGCAGATGAAAAATCGACGGTACACAGAAAAGTTTGTCAAAGCATCGCGCAGGAACATGCTCCACGCCAGAAAATTTCTCAAGGGTTCGCAACGGCCACCCCTCTGATCGGCGACCACGCATCTTTTTGAAGCGATGCAACAATTTTCGACAATGAAAAGCTCGAGCCAACCGCATTCGTTCCTACGCATATAAAAAATCTTTCCCCGGATAGATTCACTGCTGCTTCCAAATCTCCAAGCGTAAACTGACTCAATGGAATGGAAGAGAGCAAGTACGGTAAGTTCTGAGGGCTCTGAACGTACACGCTCACGTTTAGATTTCCGTTGCCCTCTGCCAGAATACTCAAATATCCAAGCAACATACGACGCAAGCCGAGGCCCTTTGCATCTTGCATGTCAGCTTTTACTAGGCCAAAGGTAATATAATATGAGTTAATAGAAAATCCATCGTCATCCAGTTCAGTTGAGGAGAATGCGTAGACCTTCGAGTTTCCGACGCCATTGCAGAGGAAAAGCGGCGTCTGATTGTTGGCGCGATCCGAAAAATCAGCATACGGGCTCTGCAGGTTCCAGAATGACCACTTCCTAGCGGGTTCCGGTGCGAGTAGTCTGCCAGAAAAGGAACTTCTGATAGGCGCAGTGTCGGCGATGGCCATGCCGGAGTTGAGTTCGCGGTAGTTCATCATCAAAATTACGTTTGGCGTCTGTGGATTTGCATTGATTGGGAACTGCGGCATGTAAATATTCGGTGTAGCGATGGGAACGCCAACATAAAGCCTTCGTTGCTCAGGATCGTTGCGCAGCCAGATGCTTTGCGCGGCAGGCCAGTTGATGAGATCCCAAACAGGCGCAATTTCCTGAGAAACCTTAAGTGGTTCCGAACCAGAAAAAAAGTAGACTCCGGCACGGCACGCTGAAAACGCCCAGTCCTCCCCGTAGTCATAGGAGTGACTGCCGATAGTTCCGATTTTGTTCGAAACTTCCCGCCAATTCCAGAAAGCAGGCTCGGAATTCCCGGTGTCGCTGGTCGAGTACCAAGATTTTGTTTTCAGCGCGTATAAAGTGTCGAAGAGAACCATGCCTCCCCGAATCGGCTGCTGATTCTGCGACGGCCCGAAGTGCCCGGTCACTAAATCGAATGCTTCGGGATTGTCCGCGTAGCTGGCTGTGAAGGAAGTCGCAAAGGAAGGCTCTGCCGTGGGAAAAGGCTCGACGCGATCCACTTCCACATCTCCGCCGTTCGGGAGATTTGTGGCATAGACCCTGAACTCCAAATCAAGCGGTACGGTCGTGAATGCCGTCGTAACAAGAGTTCCGGTAAAAATCTGCATGGTCGTTGTCATGCTCGCAAGCGGCACGGAAAAGATTCCGAACGTGGTTCCTAGTTTCGGGCTGTAAATATCCATGACCAAGTTGCCGAGTGTGACTCCCGAAGGGCAGCAAGCTGTCACGCGAATCGAGTATTGCGTGTTGGTTGTGACAATCGGCACCTGGTAGATGTCCTGATAGGCTGGCTGCTCGATCATTCCGTAGATGGCTTGTGAAACACCTGTTGCATTCTTGATGTAGAACGCGCTGCCGAAGATGGGCGAGACAATCAGCGATATCCCTCCGCCATTGATCGGGTCAACCGTCCAGCCCAGCGGATAAGTCGTTGTGGTTCCCTGCACGGCGCTAGAGAGAACGCCTATGCCGCCATCAAAGGAAAGATTGAGCAAGTTCTGGATTTTGTTCTGTTCCTGCCAGGCTATCAGCCGGTCGGAGTAACTGAGAAAGCCTACACAAGAGCCAAGTTCGGCCTGTTCGAAAAGATTGTTTCCCGCTACGTCGATGGCATCGCCTGCCAAGAGAACCGCATCGGGAAACGACAGCGTCACCTGCGTGGTGATATTGTCATTGATGAGTGTCGCCGGGTAGGTGATAAGCTGGCCGTTGGTTGTTACCTGCACAGGCTCGGGAATCCAGAAGAAATTGCCGCCATTCGCTCCGGTAAACGCAAGAATGCGCGCGGTAACGTTTGGCGGTCCGATGGGAATGTTTGAAACGACAATGGCTCCCGCCGAGGCTGTGATGGTGAACTGCACAAAAGGCGACGGAGCGGTCAGTGCTCCATTTCTGGTCTGGAAGATAACGACGCATTGCCTTGTACCGACGCCCATCACGCCGGTTGTCGAAACCAGTCCTCCGGTGGAGTTGCCCAGGATTGGATTGGTCACTGTGCCGGCGGGATCGAACTGGAAGATGGTTCCAGAAATGATTCCCGTTCCTGTCTCAGCAGCCGGCGAAATGTTCGATGAAGAAACCAGAGACACGGAGAAACTGGTCGGACTGGCAGAAGTGATTACGGCATTCGATACGTTGAAGATCCCGTTGCCATTGAGAGTTCCTGTCACCGTGGCAAATTGGCCCAAAACAGGCGCAACTCCGGTGATGATGGTAAAGACGTAGTTGGCGACGTTGGCTGTCAGGCTGGTTTGCGTGATTTGCAACTGCGCGGCGTTGGGCGTGGCTGCCACCACAAACGTGTTGTCGTATCCAGCCGTGCCCGCTCCGGTGACGGTCATCTGGTTGCCGACTTCTAGGAACGGAACCTGCACTGCCGCGGTCAGTGTTGCAAGCGTCGATTGAATGGTGCAGCCGCCGGGAGTCAGCGCGTTGTAGTAAGCCGTAAACGGAACCTGAAAGGTGATCCAGTCATAGCTTTGCTGGCCTGCAACGGTCGAGCCAACGCTAGTGATGGTGTAATAGGCCGGATTGAAGACGCCTGCGGGATCGTTGTTGACATTGTTTCCAGCGATGGACGGGAACCCTAGAATCTGGATGTTGGTTCCTACTTTATAGACTGGAGCAAGAGGGCTTCCCGTGGTTGGCGGGACGAAAGCGGCATGAACGATAATCGTCATCACGTTTCCGGGAGTTGCCGGAGCGCTGAACGTCCCGGTAGCCGATGGAGCGGCACTGACCAGCAGCCAGTCGTGCGCTCCGGTTGGCAGAGCTGTAGCCGCGTTTTGCGTGATCGTGAGTACAGCGCTGCCGGAACTTGTCGTGGTCACCGACGGCGGAGCGCCAGGCCCTACTTGAGATACCCGGTCAAGCCATTGCCCGTTCCACAGCCTTGGAACGTCGGTGCCGTTAATCAGATTCGATATGCCGATATATTCCACGTCATCGAAAGTCACTGACTTGGCGTAGCTGCCCGGCTGGATGGCTGTTGAAATGTTGTTCAAAACTCCTGGATTTGCGCTGACATTCTCATCCCACAAGAGACCGTTAGCGTCGAGCAGGAGAGTATCTATCTCGCCGTCTGTCTGCTCATACGTCTTGAGCCAATTTATGTTCGAGGCGGGCGCAGGAGACAGCCAAGCTTTGAGTTTCACGGCATAGATAAAGAAGCTGGCTACTTCACCGCCCAAGGCTGTAGCTACGAGATTGACAGTCAAGGTTGGATTGTCGAGCAGTGCCGGAGTCAGCGGAATCGCCCAGGAGAAGCTGGTAACTCCGGCTACAAACTCCGTGTCGGCCAGAGTTAGTTGGAAAGCCACGGTTTTAGGCGAAAGCGTTCCGTTTGGCAAGAGAATCTGAGCGGTCAGAATGGCGTCCGGCGACAGCGTCGATTGATGCCCGAAAACTTCGACTTGCAAGCCAAGAACGGATTCCGTTGCGGGGATCGTGAAAGGGAAATTGGAAGAGGCAAGTATCTGCGAGCGGTTGGGAGAAGCAGTTCCCGAGCGAAACGTCGCCATCAGCGCAACCCAGCCGCCGCTGGTCTGCGTCCAGGTTGCTTGGACCGTCGGCCCTGCCGATATGAGATACGAAGACGAATAATTTCCGGTGATGTTCTGGATGGCGGCAAATGCCCCTGAAACCGTGGCGGAGAATTGCGTCGAGGCCGCGCCGATACAAAACTCATTCTGTCCAATAGTGAGAGTTGGCGCCGCTACGCTCGCGCTGTTCTGGGCGTTGGAGCTGACCTGATCGAGAACCGTGACGCCAGCGACTTCGTGGATCAATCCATACAGCGTAAATGCGCCATTCCAAGTGATTAAAACGGTCAGTGTCCCAGCCGAAACAGGATTGACGGTGTAGAACATGAATGCCTGCTGTCCGTTGACGTTTGAAGTGTTCGAAACGGCAAGCTGATACTCATTCCCTTGCGAATCATTGCAAACCGGAGAGATTCCCGGACCCTGGCTGAAAAGTTCGGCAACGACAATGCTTCCTTTGGCGACGGGATTTGGGAACGTGATGCTGCAAAGCGCTTGCGCCTTGAAAGCTCCGCCCCAGCAGAACCATGCCCCAGCCCCGCCGACCGTCGCTGCAGCGCTGTAGGTTCCTACGGCGGTGACGGCCAGATATTCACCTACCGCCGAGACAAGGCTAGTCCAGCTTGGGCCAAGCCCTACGCCAGCGGCAGAGATCGAAAAGCCAACCAGCACGTCGCTCGGGTTCGTTGTGGTGAAACTGGGTGAAGCGATTGCGCCTGCCCCCGCGGCAGTTCCTTGCGCTACCGTGAACGGAACATCGACCGCGCCAAGCCCGCCGACAGCCGAAAAGTAACTCGTCACTGCGGTTACGTAGGTCTGCTGACCGATAATGTAGGTGTAGTTAATCGTCAGGTTATTGACGGTCTGGTTCAGCACGCAATAGAACGGCTGGCACCAATCTATTGCCGGACCTGCAACGCCAAATCCCGCCGGCGTGCCCATGGGGATGTAGGTGTTTCCTGAATTGTCCGTGATTCCGCTGATGGGAAAGATGATATTCCCGATGGGCTGCGAGGCCGATGTGATGACCGGGAAAACAAACAGCGTGTTGCCTTTCACCAAACCCGGCTCGAGGAATGCGCCAGTCGTAACGTTCTGGATGGTTGGGCTGTCGGTTTCGTGGTTTACGGTAATCGGTGCAGCGCTGCCTTGCGCGTACTGCACGAGGTTTGGCGTTGTGTTCGTGCCGTTTAACGTGACGTTGGCGTAGGTTCCGGGAATGCCCAGCGTGGCGTTGGTTGGCGAGTTCCACGGAGCTTCGTTGGGTGTGAACGGCCCTGGCAGGGATTGCGCGTAGCCCGTGATTTTTTCCTGGGAAAATCCGGCAAACACGAATTGCCCGAGCGTGCCGCCGCGCGTGAAGACGCGCCCGACGGAGTAGTCTACGTCCTGATTTTGCGGACTTCCACCCTCCGGCAAATCTGCCGGATCCATCTCTGGAATCGCACCACCCCATACAGTTAGCGCGACATCGGAAGCACCGCTTGCGTTGTTCATGTCCAGCTAATCACGATATGGTCTTGGGGAATACTATCTTGAAGTTCACAGTGTCGGCGAAAATGGATGGCGTGCCGCCGCTTAGCGCCGTGGCGTTACTGAACTCAATGTTGGATGTGGTAGCTGCGCCGGACGCTCCGCCGCCAAAGATTTGCAGCTTGCCGGTGCCGTAGTTCCATTGATACCACCAGCCACTTCCTGCCGTCGATTGAAAGTCAACGTAGAGTGGCGTGCGGTTGGCATATGGCCCGAGGTTGGCCATCGCAAAACCAGTTAGAGGCAGCAGGCCGCCCGTAGCGTAAGTATCCCCTGAAGCGGAAAATGTGACCGTCCCATAGTAGGTCACACAATCTTGCGTCACGTCCCCTTGCGGCGATTTGTTTGTCGTGTTGAACTTGAAAGTGGCGGTGGCCATCTATTTCTCCTTTTTTACGTAGTTGCCAGGATTAGATATTGGACTGTGATCTTCGCCGTTCCGTTTCCGGCGGCAAAATTGTTCGTCACTTTTGAAATGACCAGGGCGGCATTGTCATCCGTCGGAGGATTCCCGGCGGTGTCCGTGGCCGAGAAACTTCCGATTTGCTGAATGGCGCGGTTGGGCGAGATGGTGACAAGGAAAATTCCGTTGCTCACGAGTGCCTGCGAAGCGCTGCCAGCAACAAAGGAAACCGCTCCGCCTGCGTCGGTGTAGGCTATCGAGCCGCCAAAGAAAACAATTTGGATGACCAGCGGAACGATGCGGAAACCAACTCCCGGTGCGGGAACCAAGGTAATCGGAGTCCCGAACAAAGCAAGGATGTTTGCCGAAGTTAGCGCCGTAACCGTTTGCGGCAAATCCGCGGCTACCAGGGCGCGAAAAGCCGGAACGCCCGCAGCGCCAGAAGCCGGTCCGGACCATACCGTGTTGGCGTTTTCGTTTACGAGGGTGATCGTGTCGGCCAGCGTGCCCGTGGTTGTGACAGGCGAGCCCGTTACCGACGAACTGAAGATCCCCGGCACCGTCAGCGTGTGCGAGACGCTTGAAACCGTTCCGCCTACGCCGGTCAGGTCCGCAGCTACCAGAGCCCGGAACGCTGGCTGTGCCGCTCCGCCGCTGGTTGGCCCGGCCCACACCGTGTTGGCGTTCTCTGTGGACTTTGTGACCGCCAGAGTGCCAGAAGCCGATACGGGCGATCCAGCAACGGAAAACTCCGCAGGCATCGTAAGGCCAACGCTGGTAACGCTTCCGCTTCCGCCGCCCGCAACCACGTTCTGATCGGCAAGCACGAGCTGAGTCGGAAGGGCGGTGCCGTAGAGTTGTACGGTGTAGATTCCGGGAAGCGCATAGAAAAAGAAGTTTCCAAGCTGGTCGGTGAGAAATGGATTCGGCAAAGCCGAAGTTGCTACCGTCCCGCCTGACACGTAAGTCCCCGGTGTTACGGTGATGAGGCTGCCGTTGCTCTGCGTGACGGTGACGAGAAGCCCCGTGATTGAGTAGATTTGCCAGATGCCGTTGTAGCCTACCGGGTTGATGCCGGAGACGCTGAGATACGCTCCGACAGCCACATCGGAAGGAATACTGCCCAGCGTGAAGGTGATGTAGCCGTTGGCCCAGGTTGCCAGCGAAAGTGTGGGCGCATTAGAGAGTGCGGCGTTCCAGATTGTTGCCAGCGGGCTGCCGGGTTGTGTTGTAATGACTGCTGGCTGTGTTAGAACAGCGACACTGACTCCCGGCAGAGCTAAACCTACTACGCTGCTTGCAGATTTGTCGTAGCGGAAGTAAGTACTCAACGGAAGCTACTCCCGCCCATGGCTCCATCTACCCGCCCGCCAGAACGATAACCTCGCGGACGGATCGGATTCCTTTGGTCTGCGCGGATTTCCCGGTTAATGATCTGATTCATCGCATCTTCAGCCATGGCTTGAACTGCCGGAACTTGCGGCGAGCCGCGCGCCAGTGCGTAATACTTTGCTACAAGGAATCCCAATGCGCGCCGAGAACGCGGGATCATAATGGTTTGCTGGGAGAATCCTGCATTGGTCGTCAAGTCAAGAATAGACTGCTCATAGCGGATGCGAATGTCTTGCGTGGTAGTGCAGCCTACCATGTAGATAGCCCCTTGCCGCCATTCCCACTCGCCAAAGACCGAGCCAGGCTGGGCCGACCGCAAACCATCCTTTGCGGGATTCATCGGCGAGAATTGCTGTGCGCTTCCGGTTTGCCGCTGCCAGATTTTCAAAGGGACGATAACGTCTGGAGGAAGCACTGGTGTTGCGTGCATCACCGAGCCATCAAAGTATCCGTTGTAGCCGATGAATATTTGACAGTCAGGATCGAGGTTTGGCGTCGGCGTAATGGGCGTGAGAACTAAATTATCGACGATCTGTGTCGAGACGCCGTTGTTGGCTAGATAAGTCTGGCACTCCTCAATCGCCATGTTCACAAAGTCGAGAGTGAAACTGGCGTTGTCTGTCAGAATGCTTCCAGAATTATTGCGAAGTTGATCGTTGATTATCGCCCTCGTGAACGTCAGGACGCCTTCGACCGTTGGATAAACTCCGATTTGAAGATTGGAGATAACGTCTCCTTAAAAAGCCTCGCGGCGCAAGTGAGTTTCACGCACGCAGGGAATACGCACGGAAGCTCTCACCGCCCCGCGAAGATCATTGTTTCTTGCCCTTGGGCTCCGCGCGGCGAGCGTTCAGATCATCCCTCGTGGCCGCGTCAATGGCCCCGAGCTTGTAAGCGCGGTCGGGATCGGGAACATAGCCGCAACCATGCTTGACGGCGTTTTCGCGTAGGGGATCGCCGCAAACCGGGCAAGTATCAATCTTCTGGAAAATAGGATTCCACTTGCGGTCTTCCTTGAAATACGTCGCTGCCAGCCGCATTGTCGGCGTGATGGCGTTTATCCGTCCGCTGGTTTCAAGTTCCGTAGCCGCCACAAGAAGCTTTCTGAAGAAAGCCTCCATTTTGGCTTTGGCTGTCGCCAACTCTTCCTCGGTGGGCGTTTCGTTCATTGTCCAGAACACGCCTTTTTCCGTCAGGTCTTGGCCTTCCGACCAATCGCCGCCAAGGAAGGGATTCACGATGTCTTGCGCCACGTGCTTGCCTTCGATGTCGTCCGTTTTCATGGCAAGTGATGCCGCGTCCATGTAACTCGACCGGAAGATGGATGGCAGGATGAGCGGCCTGCTGTAGCGCTGGCCGGGCTCGCAAGCGGGAATCTTGAACGTTCCCCAAGAGCCTTTCGGTACTTCGTGCTTCATCGGGCCGATGTTGAAAATGTATACTTTGTATTTCGGGGCAAACTGGTTGAGCGGATTCGGCTGGTACTCGACTACGCCGTTCATTCCCGTTTCCACGTTTCTTGCGATGTCCGGTCGTGCTGGCATGTCAGGCTCCTTGGATTACTCGACGGTTGATCTCTTCCTGCGAAAGTTGCGGATTCCGTTTTGCCCACAAGGCGTGGTCGATTCGGCTTCTGAGTCTTGCCATAGCTTCGGCGGCGGTCATCTTGTGCTGGTATTTTCTGGTCCACCGTTCGCGGTTCGATTCGTAAGTGCCAGCGACTCCCCCGAAGGCCGGGGTTGCATTTCTGTAGGCGTCCGCGATGATGCGCCGCGACTCCCGCTTTTCTGCTTCCATCTCAGCTAGGATCTGCCGCTTGCGCTGCTCGAAAGTCATGCCGCGCGCTGCGTCAATCTTGGGGATGAGTTCCTCGAGGATGCGGTAGTTCAACTGGTTCAGTCTCCGGTTGTGCGAGTAGTAGCCGCGAAAAGGATAATCCCCGCAGCAGTGGAGTCCTGAAACCGGATCATAGGATTGCCTGTACCACTCCTCTGGAGACAGTCCGCACATCTCTGGCGGCTTCCACATCGACAGGTGCCAAATCGGGTCGGGGCCGTACTTCAGCTTGACGTGTTGCCCGCAAGAGCCGCCGTCCATCTGCCCATAGATAAATTCTGTAGTTGACGGACCCCATTGCAATAAAAAATTTGGCTCGCCGTAGGGATTCATCCCGCCAACGCGCTCGAGAAACTTCGCGTAGCTTTCAGGGCAGGTTTTTGATTGGCGGATGATTTCGAGTTTCATCTAGGTAAGCTCTGGCCTTCGCGCACCAGTCGGAAATGTTCTCAATGCGTTCAATAGCATGATTACACTTGGCGCACAAGAGGCCACGATTAATTCCCGTCTTGTGGCAATGATCGACGGCGAGACGTTGAACTTTGCCGGAGCGATTGACAAAGCATTCCGGCTGTCCGCAAATCTTGCAAAGGCCGTTTTGCGCGGCATGCATCGCATCGTACTGCTCGATGGTGATGCCAAATTCTCTTTTGAGGCCACTTTTGCGGGAAGCGAGAGTAGCTCTATCTCGGTTCTTAGCGGCCCACTCTTTTGACTTCTGTACAAGTTTCTCCCTGTATCCTGGAGTCTTGCAGCGTTCTTGATAATATTCCGCTTGGCAGGGTTTGCACCAAGCGTGTTTCCCGTTATTTGTTTTGGGCTTACCGCATTTGCGACAAACGATTGCATTCCGTGCAAGGAACTTCTGTTGCGCAGTTGACATTTCCCCTCCGCAGAAGGAGTAGGGAGAGCAATCTGCGGTCGCTCTCCCCGCCCGTGCTCAGAGTTAATTAGGCTCTGAGGAAACATCAATTGTATCAGCCGAATACGCCGGTTGGGATCTGGCAATTCAAGAGTATTGCTCCGGCACGTACATTAGATGAAAAGACATTACCCGCCCATACATGGTAGAAGATAGTACTGGCGTTGAGTCCGCCTGAAGGGCCGATGGTTGGAAATGTCGTTTGGCCATTGACATCGTAGAGGTCGGGGGCCTTTAACTCTCCCATTCCCCAGTAGCGTAGGCAGAGCGCATCGACGCGCCCCGGCAAAGCGTGGACGCTTCGCACGATGTCGTAATCGACAAACGTTTTCGGCGTGTTGCGCTTCAGCATGTCTTGCGAACTGTTGCCCTTGATTTCCTGCTGGTTGGTGATGGCCACTTGCACGGCAAGATTCTCGACCGCCGCAGCCTGATCCACGTTCATGTACCAGATGAGATCGGCAAGCGCCGGGGATTCTGTCCCAAGCGCCAGGCTGATTTTGCTGGTAACGAATCGGCCAGTGGCTTCGGTGATGAAAGCCCCGCCAAGGTTGACTTGCGGAGTGGAAAGTCTTCCGGGATAGTTTGCGCGGGCAAGGCCGTTCAAAGTCCCGCCGTTGCCGTTCACCTGGTAGGCGCGCAGGCCCATGATCGAAGTGCCCGCCGCTCCAGTTGCGCCGTTGATGACTAGGATGTCGCCCGCTGCCGTTCCTGGAGGCAAAGCGTCTGCGGACCAAAGCGTGTTCGTCACGCCGTCAACGAAGGAGATTTGGAAACTGCCCCGCGCTACTCCTCCGACTGCCGGAAAGACTTGCACGACCTGGTTGTCGAAAAACTGATTCGCGTTGACGACGGTTGTGTTCGAGAACGAAGGTCCAGCCGCACCTCCGCCCGAAGCCGGGAGAACGACGGTGTCGAGAGTTCCCGAGCCATCACCCTGGAAAGCTGCATCCAGGTTGGATTTGAATTGCTCGTTGGTGTTGGTGAACTCCGTGGCTTTGACGTTGATGCGGGACTTTTTGCCGGAGTCGGATGACCATACGGCTTGCGCGGTAATCTCGCAGGCTTCTGCAAAAGCTACCGGCAAGAGAAACTGCGCTGCGTAAGCCGAACCCGTGCCGCGGCCCATGTCGCCGCCGTCCGCGTTGATTTGCAGGAATGCCGAGCCTGCCTTGATGCGCATGGGAATACGCAGGGAAGGTCGGCCCGTCGGGTCCCACAAGTTTCCTGTTCCCGGTCCGCCTCCGGTGGAAGTGGACATGGGAAGCATGCGGCCCGCTTTTTTGAGACGGCTGTAAAGCGTGTCCTCGGTCAGCATGAGATCTGGAACATCGTCTCTTACTGTCTCGAGCTCGACCGCCTCCAAGCTGCTTTCTGAGAGAGCTGCCATAGGCAACTCCTTTGATTCGTGGACTTACTTGCCGCGATTTGCGCTTCCCCTGGCGCGCCCTTCGCTCTGGGCAGTGTTTAGCTTGTAGTGCCCTTCCGTGGAAGGGTTGCTGCAATCCGTTCGCTAGCGTTTGCTGCCCTGCGTGTTTAACGTGAGGCCCGCGATCACGAAGCGCTGACTAGGAACGAGAAACTTTTGCGGCTGCCTTGTGCGCGGTGCTCTTCTGGGGCTTTCGCCTTAGGTAAGCAGCGATTGACTCGCTGGCGGTATCGTTTCCGCGTGCGTTCACCCAGCCGCCAAGGTGAGTTCTTCCCGCGCAACTACCATTGAGCCATTTTCCCCGACTTCAGAAACGCTCTGCCATGCTGCCGCGAGCCGAGAAACGTGGCTTTGTCCGTTTTCGTGAAGTCCACATCCGCAATGCTGGGCCGACCGACGACCGTTTGCGGTGCGCCTGATTTCGGTGCAACCTTTGCCGGTGGACGCGCGCCGTTGCCATTTGTCCCCAGCAGGTTGCGATACTTCAGAACCGTCTGTACGGCCTTCGGCATGTTGCGTTGAGCGTTGTCCACAATGAACTTTATAGCCTTGTCGCGGTTGCCGGCGCCCATGATGGTTTCATATCTCTTGGCGTAGTCCGCTTGCGCTACCAGAAGCTTCTTGATCTCTTCGGTCACTTCCGAGCGCACCCGGTTGCCCATTTCGGGATCGAGTTTCCGGCCCCTGAGAAGCTTCCCAATCTCCGCATTCATCGCCCGGCCAACCTGCTGATTGACTTCCGACCGTACCGAGCCGTAGAACTGCGCCTTTTCCTGCTTGGCAAGCTCTTCTCTCTGCGAGTTGATCTGCTCGCGTTCGCTGGCTAGCGGATCTGTAGCGGCTTTTGTCGCCAGCCCCCGCATGGGCTGAAACACTTTGCCAACAAGATCGTTATAGAGGCGTATGGCGTCGTCGGTCTTGCCGTTGCGCAGGGCTTCGCCCATCTGGCCCACGGCATCGAAGACTCCGTACTTTTCAAGGAACTTGGTTGAGACAGTCGAAACGGCCTGCTCGTGAAAGGCCGGGTCCATGCGCTCGAGGCGGTCAAGCGCCGGCAGGACAAGCTTCTTGAACCCGTCAGGGAAGTCGGTGGCCCAGCCTTCAATGACTTTCGGATCGCCACGCTTGAAGCCTTCCTCGAGTTGCCGCCCAGCCTGGACTTCCTCAGCCATCTGACTGAGTCCTTCCACGCCGCCATGCAGTTCTACCGCTTCTTTGAGCGCGGTGAGTTCCTGGGTCGTGCCAAGCTTGTCGATGGCTTGGCCCTTCCAGTAGATGCGCTCAAGCTCTTTGGCAAGGACTGGGTTGGTCTTCTTGACTTCGGATAGGTGTTGCCGGACGGCTGCTGCGACTTTGCGGCCATCACCTTTGTCAGCAGCATCTTGTCCAGCTTGCTCCTGAGATTCTTCCTGAGACGCCTCACTATCGCCTTCAGAAGCGCTGTCTCCTGCTCCGGGTTCATCGCCCACCTGAACGTCTTGGGCTGACGACCCTTCATCACCTGATTCACCAACGTCAAGAACTTCGAGGTCTTCGCCATCCACGGGCTACTCCTTTCTTCCCTGTCCCCTGAATTGACGCTACTTCACCACAGGCAGCAACGGATCGAGCAATTCCAGCAACGCTTCGATGCGGTCGCAGCCTTTGTAGGTCATGTCGGAAGTGTTGTTGGGATTCTTCATAAACGCCAACTGTTCGCGGATGCGGCCCATGATGTCAACGGCTGAGAGTGGCGGTGGCGGGGCGGTTGAAGCCACAAGCGCGGCCTTGCGGGCGGCTTCGGCTTTGGCGGCGGCATCGGCAGCGGCGGCTGCTGCGATTGAAGGATCGACAACGGATGCTGCGTGAGGTGCATGCGGTGCGGTCGGTACAGGCGGTGCTGGAGGTGCTTGTGTCGTCATTGCTTTTTCTCCTTTTGTTTCAAACGGAATTTAGCGAACGTTTCCCGGACTACCTTTTCGACGTTCTCCTCTGTGTCATTCATCAAAATCTCGCCGCGCACGCCGACTTCGTCCAGTGGTTTATCGGTCGGGTTGCCGTCCCAGACATAAAAAGCCATAACCGCTTTGAGGCCGCCGCTTGGGCCAATAAGAGGAAACAACCTCTGCCCGTTCAGGCTGTACAGCTCGGCGCCGTCGCTTTCGAACTCGCCAGAATACATAATGAAAGCGTTTTCGGTCTTCATTGAATCATCGGCGGTTTTTGCGCTGCTTTAACCGCCAATTCCTTGGCGTCTTCCTGCTGCTCTTCGGCTTGCATCTTCCCAGCATCGAGTTGGATGCCAACCTTCCCGGCGGCTTGGACTTTACCATCAATCGGGAGGTCTTTGAAATTTACAGTCAAGGAATCGCTGGGCGGCTTGCCTTGCGGTTGGTTGCCTGCCTGCTGAGCCTTGAGCGCCGCGGCGTGCTCGTCGTAGTGCGTCATCACGTTTTCATAGCCTTCGGGCTGTTCCGCTGCCGCTCGGATTCCGTCGCTCGATCTCGCCCACGTTTCGATTTCATTCATCTCCCCGGCGTGATCGTCAAGCTTGCCGAGTTTTACCGTCGAGATAACTTGCGGGATTTGTGCGAGTTGCTGCTGGGCTTGCTGCGCTGCTTCGGGCGGAATGGGAATTCCCTTCTGCTGAGCCTCGATGGCCGCTTGCTGAATCTTTTGCTGGGCTTGCTGTAGGGCGGGATTGGGCTCCGGGGCCGATTGCAAGAGAATCTGAATCTCGCCCATCTGCTTTTCGCTGGAGTCCGCTCCGGGAATGACCATTTCCGGCAACCCGGCTTTGTCCTTGGCCAGCATCATGTTGCGCGCGGTGCTCAAGACTTTGGCCAGCAGAGGATTCTTTGCCGCCATGCCGATCGCGTTGTTCCAGACTGCGCGTTTCGCTACCCAGCTCTCGGGGAAATTGTCGTCCTGGTCGGGGAAGCATCTGATGTTCCCTCTGAGGTCGTTCGGGTCGATGGCCAGCTTTTGCATCTGCTTGCCCTGGCCTGGAACGGTTCCAGTCATGGTCTCTTCGCGGTACGTGGCTGCAGCTTGCACCGCTTGGCGAATCAGATTCGCATAGCCGCCGCGGATGTTCCGCCAGGTCAGCCCCACTCGCCCGAGCGCCTGATCGCGCTGGATGGTGATTCCTCCAAGCGTGTTATTGCCTTGCGTGTCTCCGCCAAAAAGAGCCGGGCTTCCTCCACAAAGGAATTGCGGAGCTTCGCCAAACAGCCATTGCATGTACTGAATCATGCCTTGAGCAATTTCGATTTGCTGCTCGGTGAAAAACAGGTCGGCGGTGCCTTTGCCGGTGACTTTCGGAGCCTTCAAGTATTGCCCTGGTCGGCGCTCCGCATCCTGCAACGCCGCAACATCAATCTCCGAGCCTACCCAAACCCGAGGGATCAGGTGCATGAAGCTTTCGTGCGTCAGTTCCACGCAATCGTTGAGCTTTTCCTGGATGGGAATGACCGGACTGCCTAGAGCTGGCCGGTGCGCGCCGTCTCCCGACCGGGCATGGATCAGCGTTAAATGGTCGTCCATGGATTCGTTTCGCTGCTCGCAAAGCGTCTTGCCAACCATGACGGCCATTAGCCCTTTGGGAAACTCCTGGTACAGCCAGTTTCTCAGATCGTCGTCTTCCTCTTCGGTGTAAAACTCTGGCCGCATCCAGGTGCGTTGCTTGGTGGCGTTGTGCGCCATCGAGTCGCGGTTCTGCCCAGATGGCCGCATACCCATCATAATGGCGGTTCTGGCCAGACGCTCGTACTCGGATTCCGCCGTAGGCGATTGCCCGGCTTTGATTTCATCGGCCTTGTCGGGGTACTCCGTCTTGAACTTGGTTATGTCGCCCTCTTTGCTGATTTGCAGGTAAGAAGTGTCAGCAAGGCAGTTCGATTGGACAGCTACTTTCGATTCAAGCACTCCGTAGCAAGTAATGACTTCCGAGCCTCGCGGCACGCCTGTTCCCGCTTGCCCGCTTTCCTGCGGCGTGGGATTCTCGCCCTGCTCCGGCAAATAGGCTACTTCTTCCTGCTCTTCGGTGACGCCGGGATTCGAATAGCCGAAGCGCTGCCCGTCGAGAACATGTCTCGCTTCAAGCACGCATCGTCCATCGGTGTAGAGATACCGCGAAAGGTCGGCCAAGACCGTCAGCATGTCGTTGTTGCGTTCGATCAGTTGGCGGGCTTTTTCGGCATTCTCACTGGCTGAGATGTCGCTGGCGTTGGTGGGATCTTCGGGCTCGAACCGGACAGCAGGCAGTGCAGCGGTCAGAGCCGCGCCAAGAATGTCCCCAAATCCCAAGTAGATGTTTGTTTCGTCGTTGTGGTCGTCAAAGCTTTGCCCGCCAAGGCTGACCATCGAAGGAGTTACGAGCGTCCCTTTGGGGCCGTCGAGCAAGTGCTGGTTGCCGCGGTAGAAGTAGCGCGCTTTCCAAGCGTCCCGGACTTCCAAGCGGCGGCTTACCATGTCCCGCTGTGCTACCCGTGAGCACAGATGCTTGATGCAGGTGCGCTTGGCTTCCGCCTCTTCGTCATCGTCGGCGATCTCGACGCGGTTGTTGGTGGCATCGACGGAGCACAGCTCTCCAGGCTGGAACTTCTGTTCCTGCTCGTTTTGCTGCTCAGGGTCTTGCGATCCTTGGCTAGCGGCTAACTCTTCAGTGTTTGGCATTGCGGACTACGGTTGAGATTTTTCCAGTGGTATTGCGACTGGCGAATGGCTTCAAAAGAGATTGTGCGCTCGACTTGGTCGACTGCCGTTATTCGGTACACAAGATCGTTCAATGCCTTTGCCTGTGTCGGATGCAGAAATAGAATATCGTCGCCGGGCTGAAAAAGGTTGGAACTGACGATGAAAGATGAAGATTTAATCTGGCTTGGGAAACTGTAAACCCTGAACGGCCAAGTGCGCACAGCCGCGCCAACAGCAACTCCGCCAACAAGCGATCTCAGGAATCCTCGCCTATCCATCTTTATTGACCCACTTTGTCGATTTCCTCTCAGGGAGTTTCTTCGGACTGCCGGTTGCGCCTATCCATTCCTTGACGCCGGATTTGCCAAGCTTCTTTGCCGCGTCAGAAGTATGGAGCCACCTGAATTGCGCGCGAGACGTGGCGGGCACGATTAGACTCGCTTAAAACCTATACAGGCTTTGAAGCACGCCCAACGCCACGGCCAAGCCCAGCCAACTTTCCTATTAGGCTCGAACGCTTTCCAAAAAAGCCAAAGGCGATATTGCCAGCGCAGATTGTTCATTCCATGTAACTCTTGCCGCCCATCGGCTTCTCCGCTGCTCCACGCTCTCCGGCATTGCTCATCGCATCTTCGCCCATGGTGTTGTGCTCGGCGTCTTCCATGGCTACTTTGCCGTGCTGGTGCGCTTCGTCAAGCGTGGCGTGGTCGGCGTGGTGGATGTGCCCGCCGTGGCTGGTTTCTGAGTGGAAGCCTTTGGCTGTCTTGGTGATGACGTGGCGGTCGGCTGGGCCGTGCTTGGCCACTACGGAATGGATGTCTTCCCCGCCGGCAGGCTTCTTGCTTTCGTCGTAGCGTCCTACGGTTTGCACGTTGCCGGACAGCTTACCGTCAAAACTCGTCGCACCTTTCACAGGTCACCTCGCATATGCGTAGTTGGAACATCCCCACTTCCGACATTTCCCGCCAAGTCCCGGTTCGGCGTCATGCCCGCAAGCAGCCTTTGCAAATACTCTCTGCTCAGCCGATGTACCCCCTCCGGCGCCACCACAATCGGGCACGGCGGAACCTCCGACATTTCCCGGCAGGTTTCCATGAGCGCGCGCAATGTCTCGCTGTCGCGTACCAGCACCACGTCGCCTTCGCGGAGTCGCAGCCTTCGTATCGCCCGCCTGCTCATGTAGTCCTCCAGCCGCATCAACCCCCCCTCCACCCACACGTACTCCTTGGTCCCGCAACAGCCCCGAATTTGTACCCTGATGTCCAAGCCCAGCGCTCCTGAACCACGCACTCAACGGTACCATTCCAGCCAGACGCCTCACTTCCGCATATTCCTCGTCTGTGAGAAGTACCGTAACGCGGTGCGTACTCATGCGCATTGATTATCATAGGTGATAAGGCGTTGTCAATTCGCTCCTTCAATCGCTGCCTGCTTCTTGTCGTCAGGCAAGGCGTCCCACTCCGCTTTGGTCTGCTTCCAGGTCTTCTTGGCTGGCTCGGGCACGGGAACCTCGGTGATAGGCTTGGCGTCGGTGCGATCGACGTAAGCCTTGGCTGGGGCGTTGCTGAATGCCGCCATGGCTAGCTCCAGGCGTTCAATCTTTCCTGACAGAAAGTCTTCTTTGGCATGCGCGCGCTGGAGTTCTCTGTCGAGAATCTCTATCAGCCTGGCTTCAGGAGAGTAAAGCTCAAGTTGTTTAGCGCGTTTCACTTATCGCCACTCCGGGGCCGGAGACAGCCGATCACAATTCTTGTACAACATCTTATTGAATTTGATTACTTGCAGTCGTACGTAACCTGCCCTATACATCGTAGGGGAGTGTCGATTCATTGTTGTCTTCGCCACGGAGCCACACGATTAGGCATGTTGATGAACAACTCGCTTCCGGGCTTGCGCGCCTCTAAGCGCATGATTTCTAGATATTTAGCCGTCATGTCGGGAATTGCTTTGACGCGCAAATCGTCTTGGATTGCTCGCGGAATGGGCCTGGGATTGAAGTACGACATCGTGGCGTACCTAAAACTTTCGAGTACGTCGTCTGCCAGATCATCGGTCTTGGCCGCGTCTTCCAGGTCTTTGTCGTCCCGCATCAGCAGCGGGAACGATTCGATAACGTCACGGCAGTTGGCAGAGACAACCAAGCCCTCGGTGTCGAGTAGCGTGTAGATGAGCCGCCAGCCGCCCACACGGTCGTTGTTTGCTCGCTCGGGTCGAGGTAAACCACTTCCGGCCAGCACGTCACCCATTCTATCGGCAATCGTGTGCTCTTCGTTGACGCGGTTGAATCGGTCGGGAGAAAGGTAAACATGGCTGATCGGCTCAACATTCTTGGTTATCGGATCAGTGGAGTGCTCGACGATGAGTTCTGCAAGCGTCTGCTCATTAATTCCGCGCCTAACCAGCTCGCGGTAACAAACGATAACCGTCTTCTTTTGCCCAAAAGAATCAACGACTTCGGCGTTGGTGAACCAAAGTACGCAGGTGGCGTGGTTGAAGCCCCAATCAATACCGATCCATCTAGGCTGCCAATCCTGAAACGTAAAAGCTTTGACGTGCCGCTGGATGTCCCAGTTCGGAAAGAACTGCCCGGCAAGGATGTCCCAACTGCCTTCAAGCCACGCTGCTCGGAGATTGGGAGGAAGCGAACTAAGTCCGGCGATGTATTCGGCGTCGTTGGCATAGATGGGATTGTCGGCAAAGCTTGAGTGGATGACTTCGTAGTCCGCTGGGTTGTAGGTGTCATCGACTATGCCGGCCGGAAGCTTGTGCTGAATCCACAGAGCTTTGACCCAGCCAGACCCGATTCCGTTAGGATTAGTGCCCCCGGCCATACGGGCGCGCGGCTTGTCACCGTAAATATCGAGCGGAACCGGACAACGATTGGAGCCTTTAATGAAAGCCCACTGAGGATAAGTAAACTGCGTGAGTTCGTCCCAGCCGACGTAGAGATACTCAGGCCCCTGGAGTTGCTTGAGGTCGCTATCGGCTTTAATGTGCCCGAAGAAAAGATTGGACTTGTTGTGGAAATAGACGGTGTGCTGCTGGCCGTTGTACTGCCGGTAGATGCCCTTCGGAACGTACTTGAGGAAGTGATCTTCAATGCCGCCTTGCTGGCTGGATTTGAGCGTGCGGCGAAGCAGAAGATTGTTTGAGCCAGGGACTTCGCAAGCCGAGCGAATGCCTTCCCAAAGAAGCGCCAGCGTCTTGCCGCCGCCGCGAGTGCCTTCTTGAAGTGGGTATCTGGCTGTACTTGCATGGAATTGATGCTGTGGCCCCCAAGATGCGCCGTGGTCAGGAGTGTAAAATTCTCCAATGTTTATGGTGGGCATTCACCGCGGCTCGGCATTCCGGTCCACTGAACCTGAAGCGGACTGCCATCCTCGCCGACAATCGCTTGAGGCACCTTACCTTCGAGCCTCTCAGCGATTTCCTTGAAATGGGTTCCGCTGCCTTTGTTGGCGTGGTCTACTGCCGCTTGTGCGAAAGCCTTCGCAAACTCCGGATCTTCAAATAAGTCCTGCAATGCCTTGGTGATAGGCTTTGTCTTGGGGCGTCCTGAAGGATTGCCGCTCTGACCAGGCTGCCAAGGCTTGAGATTTTCTGTATTAGCCATTGTTCCACTCACTGTTAGCAGTGAGATTATCCTCGGATCGCCGCTACCAAGCCGACCGCGTTGGTTACGCTGAGTAGTCTTACCCGGGCGAACTTCGGTATGTTCCAGGTGCAATCGGCGTGGAAGGTGTTGTTGGTGGCGTCTACGCTCGTGATGTTGAAGCCGGCAAGCGTCTGATAGTTCGCGTCAGCATCAGCGTCGGCGCCCTGGATGTCCACTTCGAAGGCTCCGGGAGCTCCGCTGAACTTGCCATCGACCGCAAAGCCAAGCGATGAGTTGAGTGAAACTGGGCCTGACAGGGCAAAGGCTTGGCCAGCTTGCGGGGCTGCCGGAGATTCGTACTGAATGCCAATCGCCGTACCTACGCCGCCCGTGTCCGGGGCTTGGTGCAGAATGACGGGATCGTTGGGGACCAGGGTTGCGGTTGTCGCTGAGCCGATGGCCGTCACTGTGTACCATCCGTCAAAACGAGTTCCAAGCACGGAGGTTGGCTCGAGCCCGGTTACGCCGCTGATGACTCCAAGCCCGATGTAGACGTTCCCGCCGATTTGCCAATTATGCGCCGCGCTGACGGTAATCGTTACTACTCCGCCGGCCGCGCGCACCAATCCGCCCGGTGAGGCTGAGATGGTCGATGCGAGGTATTTGCCGAAGCTGTAACCCGCAACTCCACGCATGAGCCCAGCAAGGGGATTTTGCAATGATGACTGAACGTAATTTGGCACGCTAAGTCCTTATTATACAAAGGCTTCGACGGTGTAGTACACCACAACCGACGCCGTCCCCGTTCCCGCGGCGTAGTTGTTCGTCGCTTTGGTGATGAACAGGGCCGCGTTTTCATCGGTAGGCGGGCTGGCGGCAGTGTCGAGGCCGGCGGCAAATGGCGTGTATTGGTGTGTGCGGTTCGGGGAAACAGTCGTAATCATGCCCTCCGCCACCGTCAAAGCGGTGCGCGAGCCAACCGTCAATGTCACCGCGCCGCCGGCGTTGGTGTAGGCCACCGAACCGCCGATGAAGTTGATGGTCACGGCAATCGGGTTGATGTAGAAGCCCGCGCCCGGAGCGGCAACGACCTGGATTGGAGTCGTCAGCAAGGCGAGAATCTGCGCCGAAGTCAGGTTGATCTTGGCGTAGTTCATGCCCACAGCGGGGAAGGGGCCGGGGCTTGTTCCTACGCTTGAGGTTGCAAAGAATTGCTGGCCGTCAAAAGCCGAAGGAGCCTGCGTTACGGTGGGTGCCATGGGTGTTTCCTCTCAGATTTGAATTTGGAGTCTCAATGCTAATGCTTCGGAACTCTCTAGCCGCTCGGTGTGCCGCTTGTGGCGGGGATCTTCGAAGATGAAGAGCCCTCGGTAATAGTCCGGCTCCGTGCGCGCGCCATCCATCGCCATGGTTTTGGCCTGGTATTCTCGCGGGCCGGTCTGCTCTAGGGATGAGCCGAGCAATAGGATTTCTTGCCGGCTGGCGTGGCGTTTGAAGCCGTTCGGGTAGCGAATCAGATAGTTGCGGTGCGGCAATAGAAAACCTTCGACGTGCTCGGGTCCAGGCAACAGGAATCTGCCCCTGCCTGTGGTCAGGGAGTGCGCGCACAAATAATTCGCTAGTTTGGGCGGGAATGCAAGAACAATCAGCGGATGTTCAATAAGGAACAACGCTCACGCTATCGCCCGCACACGCGCTTTGTTTGGATTTGATGGGACTGGCTGACTGATAATCGCCGGACCGCGCTTTATGTTGCAACTCTGACAAATAGGGTCCACGTCCAGCGGTTTGGCGTAATCCCTATGCTCGTAGGATGTTGCTGGACGAATCTTGCAATCCACGCAGACCAGTTTCGTTGGGTGAGTGAGTTTTCCTGCTTTGATGGCCCGGCATACAATCTGAGCAGCCCGCATCATGGCCCGCTTATATACGAGATGTTCCTCTAGAGTGCGCTGCGCATTGACATTAATGGAAACGATTGCGGGCTTGATCGGCTTCAAAAGCCCGTGACGACGCCTAATATTGCGTATCCAACGCGAATCTTCGGCACTGCCACGGAATGCCTGTTTCATCTGTTTGAGCCAGTTTAATTCCCACGGCGACAGTCTCATGCTCGCACCACAATACGCTTTAACCCTAGCTTTTCTAGCACATTACCGCTAGCCTCACGCCGCCCGCGCAAAAGGTCGTTAAGATATTGCGCCGAGATACCCAAAGCATCCGCAGCCTCTTTCTGGCTGCCTGCCTTGCGCACCTGCTTCTCTAACTCCCGAATCACGTCCATGGCCATAAGCCTACTACCCCAATACGCTGATTGCAAGATTATTTTGGTACTAGGACTTTTATTCTCTTGCATTCTACTCAAATAAGCGTATTCTCGGTACATGAACATCCAAGCCAAAGTCGCCCTGGACAAAGAAAAGCACCCCGAAAGATTCTGCAAACAGAACCGCTGCCTCTGGCGGGTGCTGGTCTGCCACCCTATGACGCGCGAAATGGTGCCTGCCAAGGGTTGCCAGAGCGGCTGGTGCCCGCGCCATACCCGAGCAGAACAGCCCGTTGTGCCAGCCCCGGCCACCGAGCGGCGCGAACGCACGCAAGTCGAGCGTAAAGTTGATTCCATGCTCGATGAGGTTTCGTTTCTGCTGTGGGGATGCCCGTTTGACGTGCTGGATCCGGTGCGGGCTGACGCTGTGATTGCCGAAGCTTCCATGAGATTTGATGTGAACCTGGTCGAGCAGGGCGATCTCGCACGCAAAGCGGCAAGAGAAAATGTTTGAAGAGGTTTTGCACAAACCTCAGCAAGATCAGTAGTTTACGAGCTAGCGCAACAGAAAACCGAGGAGAGGCTGAAATGGTAAGACATTTTGTGACGTTTTACAGTCCGGGAACGTTCGTTGCCGAGACAACTGAAAAACCAATCGAATCATGGAGCGTTGAGCAGGCTATCGTCATGGCCAAAAACATCAAGGAACGCTACGACGCCCTGCCTTACGGATTCCGCTTTACGACGCGCACGCGCAAGCCGGGCGACCTTGATTCCAAAGTCACCGCAACCGGCCCGATGTATTACCTTGGCGGGAAAGTCGAGACGCTGGCGGAAGTGAAGGCCCGAGCCACGAAGGAAGATCGTATTCTCGTTTCCAATATGGAATGCAACGGGTGGGACCGCATCATCACCAACAGCAATTCCTGGAAGTGGACGCAACCACTAGAAAAAACTGACATTGTTCTGGACTTTCAGTCGGAGAAACCATGAGCGAACCAAAACTAGTCCTAGGCACCAACTCCGAACTCACCACGCTCGAGCAGGACATCGACAAGCTAGGCGCCACAGCCTTGCGCATCGCCGACGAACGCAACCGCTACAAAGCCGACGCCGAACACCTCTTGGCTCAATGGGACGTGCTGAAAGCCGAACGGGATGAATTGCTTGCGGCAGCGAAGAACGTCATATCGGCGTTTGATGAGCCGAGCTTTGAAGGATTATCGGATTTAGGCTATCCGCTGACCAATTTGCGAGCAGCCATCCAGAAAGCGAGCAAGCCATGACCGTTGACGAAGACGAAGGGCTGGCGCAACTCGAAGGCATAGTGCGCTACTTGCGCCCGCTGGCCAAAGCTGACGAAGACATTCAAATCTCGGGAGATTTCGAAGCTCTGTGCGTGGCCGAAGCCTGCTACGACAGCATCCTGCGGGAGTACGCTTGCCACTTTTGCGGTAGGGCGATTGCGGACAAATCCGACAAGTATTGCAGCAAAACATGCTTTCGAGCTGATCAGGAGGGCCTATGAACCTGCTAGAGAAAATCATGAATATTCTGAGCTTTCAGGACTGGAAGGAAGCTTCAGAACGCCCCGGATGGGCTGGACGCCGCACAAAGATGAGGCATTCTCGCACGCCATTTGCTGGTCGTGGCCACCAATACGGCGAGCAGAAGATGACCGTCGAGGAGTTTGCCAATAAAACCGCGCGCAATGAGCGATTCGCCGCACTCCGAGCCAAAGGAACGCCGCACGTCAGCAAATTCTCAACCGTGCGCGACAACAAGAGTGTTTGGTGCGTGGTGCGGCCTTGAGCCTGGAAACCATGGATGGCCGAGTCTGCCCGCACTGCGGGGCCACCATCTACCTGGACGAGTGCGAATGCGACGGCAGCGAGATGTCCGCCGACGAGTTTGAACGGCTCTTGAAGCGTGCCTGGCTGGCCGAACAGCGCAAAAAGGTCAAGGAAGCCTTGGAGCGCGCGCTTGGCGGGCGGGGCTTGACGAACAGAAACGTGAGGCATGGGCTGTGAAGCACGAACCGACAGAATGGGACAGGCTCAGCCCCTACGACCGCTACCGTAACGACGGACTTTTCCATGTCCTAGTGGATACGCTGCACGCCCAAATGGAACAGTGCAATTACACGCCAAGCGAGTTGCGCGAAGCCTGCCATTTGGCGGCCTGCATGTACGAAGAACGCCACGTCAGGCCGATGTTCATTGACCCAAAAGAACCGTTCAAGTGGAATCTGAAGGTGAAGCCGTGAGGCCGTCCGACCTGTTTCAAGAGATGGCAGACATCGTCCAGCGGACGTGCAAGAAAGTCTATCGTGACGAACCTTGCACGGCACAAGAGTTAGACGCCATCTCCGACCGAGTCATGCTGCTGTGCGCTGAGGAGCGCGACCGGATAGCAGCCGAAGCGGAAGTGATCGACCGAGCCGAGCAAGAGCTGGACAAAAGAAAAGAGGGATTGTGATCCGAACAAGTGAACTGACCAACGAACTAGCCGAGGCTTTTGCCCGAGCGCAAGCCAAGTTTACCGCAGCCATCAAGAGCAGCATCAATCCCGCCTTCCCGCGATCGAAGTACGCCGATATAACGAGCATCATCGACGCTACACTTGAGCACCTGAACGCTGAAGGGATAGGCGTTAGGCAACACCCGTCTCTTGAGTACAAAGCGGTTGGCGATGGCGTGGAAGCCTATTCAACCATCACAACGCGCATCCAGCACAAATCCGGCCAGTGGGAAGAGTCCGAAATGTCGATTCCTGCTGTCCAGCGGGACAAGTTCGACGGCCACAGCGTTGGTTCCGGCCTCACGTACGCCGCCAGGTACGCCCTGCAAAACATTTTCGTGGTACCGAGGGCTGATGACGACGGCAACGCGGCGGTGGGTATTGGAAGCGCCCAGGCCGCGCAAGCTGTCGCTGACAAGAAGATCGCCGAGCACAAAGCCAAGCGAGCCAACGGCGCAAAGTCCGAACCCGTCACCACGCTGTTTTACACCGTGCCCAACGAACACAACGGCCACTTCGCCGAGTTCATCAACATCAAAGAATTTGGCTCTGGCATGGATCAAGTTGCCGCCGAAGGGCTGAAGCAAGTCCTAAAGCCCTACATTGCCCGGGTAACCAAGTCCGACACCATTCTGGTTTCAACTTCGAAGATGGATGAATTGCTCGATAAACTGGCCGGGGATTGCGGCATAACCATCAAGCTGCTGGCGAACCCCAGTGCCTAGCGTACTAGACGTGCTGGCTCAGGTTAAGTTTCTGATCGACAAGGGGCGAGGCGAAGAACCAGCCGTGCTGTACATGCCAAAAGTCGAGGCTCAGAAGCGCAAAGCCAACCGGGAGAAGCGCAAGCGGATTATCTGGGACGTGGATGAAGTGACCTATTCGAGATTCAATGCCGAGCGGGACCGCTGGATGGGCATTTGCGTGAATAAGACGGTCACTGTAAGCCTAATGTGCGACATCCTGGCTGCGGTGCCGGAAACGACGATTAGAGCGTTGCTGGAGGCTGGCAATGAAGAACCCTAGGCCCATGCTCACATCCGAAGACATCGCTCTGGAAGCCGACCGCCGCCGCGCGCGAGCCATCCTAGCCCAGTTGCGGGAACGGCACGACATCACTGGCGAAGAATTGCTGGTGGTTTTGTGCTGGCTGGGAGCGCTGGCGGTTGTGGCGATTGGTTTAGGGTTGTGGGCGAATCAGTAAGAGTTTTTGGGAACACCTCGGCGTCCGCATCAATCATGGCTAGCGCCGGGGTCAATCGAGGAGAGGCTGGATGAAGCTACTGTGTCCTTGCTGTGGTGAGGAAATAACTTTTGGCTTGGCTATAACCGAAGTCAGGAAATTTGAAACCGTTGAGCAAGGGCCTGATTGGTGGAAATCCTCTCTTTCTCCTGAGCAGATTAACGTCGTGGAGCGTGCTCAAATAAACGGGTTGCTGGACGCCCTAAAAACAGCCATGAGCAAGGCTGTCAATACGCAGGCAGCACCGCCGCGTTCCGTTGAAAGGTTCTTTTTGACTCTCCTAAAGACCATGCGCCCGAAGCGTATCCCTAAATTCTGCCTTGACGCTCTCTATGCGGAATTTGGAGGGCGCATCGACTTCTGGTCAGCTCAAGGAATTGGCATTGTTCTCTCCGACGGCGCTATCGTGATGTTTGTGCCGTTAGATGTAGTCGTGGGGACAGCTATCAGTCCAACTGGAAGTAGCGGGCGCACCATCCGCATGGATACGAAAGAATCAGAGTTTTATGCATGGATCAAAACCAGAATGGGCTACGTCCCAACCGGGAAAGGTCTATTTTTGGAAGAGATGCGGCGCAAAAGTTTTGGAGAGTTTGCAAGACCGACGCTGTAGGCTAGCGCCGGGATCGGATTGAGAGGGGCTATGGAAGCAGCCTGTCATTGCGGGGATGTTTACTGGCACGGCCAGCCCTGCCCGGTGCACGGAAGCCAAAATCAGAAGCCCTACAAAGAACCTGAACAGCCAACGGAGATGCTCTCACTTCGCAAGATCAACGAAAAGCTGGACTTGCTTCTGGAGGCCAAGAAAGACACCGTGCGGTTCAGGGAGTTGCTGCTCGGGAAGCTGGAAACGTTGACGGTCGGTCTTCAAAATCACAGACAGGCATACTTACAGCAGGAATTGGCCTTGGTGAAACGAATCGACAATGCCGATGGCCGGACAATTTCCAAAATGGAAACCATCGCCGCAAACCAAGTGAAATTGCTGGCGGCAATAGACGCGATCGGTGCAAATGGAGTAGAAGTCGTCCAGCGCCGAGAAGCCCAATACAAAGAGCTGCTGGCCGGGATAAACGAACTACTGGACCGCGAGGCCAAAGCTACCGCCGCCCTGCCAGGGATTCTCAAGGCAAGAGCGGAGCAGGTAGAGGCGATTAACCAGCGGCTGGCAGCTATTTTCACCCGGCTCGACGAGCACAGCACCCGCCTGACGGCCATCATGGGCAAGCTCTGCGCCCAGCAAGCAGTGAAAAGGAAGCAGCATGGCTAGCGCACCCAAAAAGGCTAGGTAGGGCTATGGACCGCGTAACAATGGAGACGACTGGTTGCTACGGCGGGCTGTACAGGTTTGTGTTCTTCCGGCAGATGAGCGAGGAAAAAGTGCGATGTTTCTACCCTAACGGCGAGCATGAAACGGTGACACTGGATTATTTTGTGAGTGTAATGCGTGCCGAGCAAGACAAAAGACGCGACCTTCTGGCGTACCGCAGAAGAAATAAAAAGGAGAAAAATGGACCCACTATTTGAAGTGCACATGCTCAATGAAGTCGGCAAAACTAAGGCTGGCAGATTGGCGGAGGAGTTTGACCGCTTACTGAGCGCGGTTGTCGGGATTGCTGGCGCTGGCGGGCGAGAAATAGCCATCGTCAAGACCAAACTAGAGGAAGGCTGTTTCTTTGCAAAAAAGGCGATGGCCAACCAAAAGGAAAACCAAGCATAAGAAGCCGCTAGGTAAGAGCCGCTCGGAACGTCGAGGTGGGTGAAGCGCAGCGGCTGGCGGGGGCGCGGCAGTAGAGGGGGCCTTTTGACACAACCTCAGAGCGGGCAGCATCGCGGCTAGCGCAACAAAAGATTTTGCTTGAAGCGAGAGAGGAGATTAAGTGAGTACAGAACCGTACGTAAATAAGATCATCCGAAAGACATGGCCCCCAGGAAAAAATAGGGAATGCTCTTGCGAGTGCTGGCGGTGTAAGGGCGGCGGACATTGCGTCCGCTGTAACGCAGTGATTAATACCGGGACCAAGAAACATTGAAGCCGTATTTAGCGGAAAGGAGAAATGATGTTTGCGAAGAGACAATTTTACAGCCACGAACTGAACCGCAAGGTTCACCTGCGTGTGCCCGGAGATATTGTGACGATGATGGCTATGCACGGCTGGAACGCTTTCGGCATCTACGAAGTGGTTCGGGAAGAGATGGCACGTGAGCGGATAGAGAAAAAAGAAGCAGCTAGGCGTTTGGAGCAGAAACCCCTTGACAGGCAAACAGAATGAGAGATAGATTTGCGGTGCGGATTCGTGGGGCTGGCGTTACTGGTAGATCGCCTTTGCCGGTTGTCGCCAGTGCTCAGCCCCTCAAATTCGTAGAAAGACAACCGGCAAATGTCCCCGACATTTTCCAATTTTCTTTCCGGCGTCTACGGCCCTCACTCGTTGCGCATTTCAATGAGGGGTGCAAGTGCAGTTTGCTGGTCTCCTGCTGCCTCATGGGTGCTCGCCTTAAAGATGGCAAATCCACGTTTCTCTTGCGGACGGATAACCTTCTTGAGGATGAAATCTTCCGGGACAAGGCCACAAAAGCCCCTGCCGGAGGGTGCCACGCAAGGAAGGCGAGCATCCTTGAAACAGCAGAAGACCGTCGCGTCCAATCCGAAAGCAGGCTCTGTCCCTACCCTGACAACTTTGCGACTACAGGTTGCGCGCGATTTATTTTCCTCATTGGTCGGGATGTCTCAAGCTTCCATAAGACTGGCCCAGCGAGCTTTTTAGCTCCTGACACGCCTTTGGGATGGAATAGTTGCGGGAGACAGGCCAACTGCCACGGAGAAGAGAGACTGTAGGAAGCAATGGGTGTCTCATGGTTGATTTTGAATCATTTTGGCGCGAGTATCCAAGAAAAGTTGGCAGGCTCAAAGCTGAGAAAATTTGGCACAGGAGCAGGCTGCACCACGATTTAGTGATGCGCGGGCTGCGGCTCTGGAAGCAAACGGAGCAGTGGCACCAAGCAGACGGGCAATTTATCCCCTACGCCAGCACGTTCTTAGCGCAGAAGCGATACTTGGACGAACCCTGGACGGGAGCTTTTGAAGGGCGGTAGCCATGGTACTTGACGCAGTAGTTGCCAAAAGGGCGCGGTGCGAGGACTACGCAGCAAAGGGGGGGCGATGAATTTTTCTGGCAGGGAATGGCCTCCTGGTACGGGTTTTGAGTTGTGGTTCGCGGAGCTATTGAATTGGCAAGTAGGCCACCACTGTTTCTTGTGGGAAGTCCACTGGCCCAAATGCGAATGCAGCCATTGCAACCGCGCAAGGGAATCGTGGTGGATGGTTGCGGTCTGGTTTCCTTCGTGGAAGTACATGTTCCGCGGAGGATGGAAAACGGGAGTCTTGAAGCTAAACGGATTGGTGCATTATTGGCGTCTGACTTGAGGCGATCGATGATGCGGTATGCCATCGGACGGTAGGTGTAGATCGGGGGGCTGATGGACGCAGGCAAACCAGAGCGGGGGCGGGCATGACTGAAGTCGTTCTTCCTGAGCAGTGGAACGGCTGGCACTTGGCCGTAGTTCTGAAGTGGGTTTACGCCCACAAAGGCGGCGTCGCCCACAAATGGGTTCACGCAAGCGAAATACCGCTGCTTTGCGGACGGGGCGGCAACGAACGGCACAGAGTCGCTTGGCTGAACAAGACGTTTCCGGTTGAGCCATGAAACGCGGCCCTAACGTCGGGCAGATTTTGATGGCCAAGCACCTAACCGAGATGCATCTTCTTTTTGCCGAGCAGGTTCCGGTCTGTCCTGGTAGGCGCTGGACGTGGGATTTTTTTCTGCCGGAGTACCGCATCGCCATAGAAATTGACGGATTTTACAAGGGTGCTCATGGCGTGGGATGGGGTGCGGATCACGAGAAGCAAAACTACGGCATCATGGAACAGGGCATCCGGGTAGTCAGGTTTACAGTCCGGGAAGTAGAGCGGGGCAAGGCGCGGGAGTATCTGGAGGGATGGTTTGCTAAAACGGCCACCAATAAAGTGCTTCCGCCGTGCATGCCAAAGGCCGATTGAATGGGTGAACAAAGGCGGGCGGTGGCTGAACAAGAACGGGATGGGCTGCCCGTGCTGCGAGACTCCTACGGCATTCGCCGAGTATCTGAGGAAAAACGGGAGGGTGAGACATTGAGAGACAAACGCATGGATGCAAGGCCGACGGCAGAACACGAAATGGCCCTGATTCGCATTGGCCATCACCTCTGGCGGTCGTACAAGCGCAAGGAATGGCCAGAACCGGGCATTTCCATTAGCCTACAGACGGTTTGGGACGCAAAAGAGGAAATCAGGCGTCCCCTTCGAGCTGCATGGCTGGAATCATGGAAAAAGCTGCATCCAGATAGAGTGGCCCGTATGGCCAAAGCGAGGGCGGGCCGTGCTCAAAGCTGACCTGCAAGCGACTCTCGACAGGCATTTTCTGGACCCCAAGTCCTACGTGGCCAAGGATGGGCGGGAGATTTTACACGGCAAGGATTGGAAAGTGCGAGTGGCCGAGTTGCTGGAGAGGTGCGGCGGGCGGTGCGAGCAAGGCAAAGATTCGGAAGGCAAGGGCGACCTATTCCGGTGCGCGTCTCCGGCTGCCGACCCGCATCACCTGGTCAGGAGGTCTGTCTTGCGCGACGACCGCTTGGCTGGACTTCAGGCCCTTTGCAGGTTCCATCACGATTTACTGGACCCCCGCAAGCCACGATTCGGAGAGAAGGTGAGCCCATGAGCCGAAGCAACTTGGATCTTAGAGACGCGCTGGCCCAGATCCCAACCGAAGTCCTGGTGCAACTGGAACGAAATTTCCACGTAGACATTCTAGCCTTCTTGCCGCCGCGGGGGCTTTGCGGAGCCGAAAAGGACAGCTTTACTTGCAATTTGCCGCATGGCCACGCCGGGGACCATCAGGAATTGCATCCTAGCGGAGGCTCTGTAGGCTGGAGGGCGGGATGAGCGAACAATCGGACGTAGAGCAGGACGTGCCAAGGGATAAACAGCGATGGATGGTGGTACCAGGAGAACTTGACGACGATTGGGGTATCCGACGCGAGGGCGAGCCCGAAGGAATGAGTATAGCTCAAATGGTGTGGGATTTTGACGCGAGGGAGATTGTCGCGGCCCACAATGCAGCACTACGCGGCGGAACTGATGCGCTAGCCATGCTCGCTGACCGGCAAGGGGTGCCCCAAGAGCTCTGCCCTACGTGTCATCATCCGGTCAGCATGGTATATAGGGGGCTTTGCTTTGGGCTGGTAGACGGCTCGACCGATTGGGCTTGTGGGTGTAGGGCTATCGGCCCTGACGGCAAATTCTATCCTGACGAGGTGCGAGCGTGGACCAGCGACGAACAAAAGCCGCCGACTGATTCGTTTATAGAAGTCCCTTGCAACGATTCTGAATGCCCTCCCGGCCACATGAAGGTTGTGCCAGTAGTCCCACCGACTGATCTGCTGAAGGAACTGGAAGGGCTGCGGGATGGGCTAAAGTCTGGAGAGGTGGGGCCAACTATTTACGACGTTTTGCGAGACGTTGTCATAGCCAAACTCGACGCCATCATCAATCGCGCCAAGGAGGAGAAGTGAGTGACGCGCGGGGAGTTTACGAGAAATTTAGAGTTGAACGCACTGACGGTGATCCGACAGGAAAGCACAAGGATTGCTGCTATTTTGTGCTCGACGTAGAACACGATGAGGGAGCCATCCCGGCATTGAAGGCATACGCCAAAGCGCACGCGAAAACGCGGCCACAGTTAGCAAAAGACATCCGATGGATTCTCAGGACGAAAACTCCGAATTGGGCCATGAAGGAAAAGCTCACCCGCGCCAAGGAGTCGCCGCGATGACGACTTTAGCCGAACTTCGCCTGGCCTGGCAGGCAAGCGGCTTACACTTGAGCGATGAGTTTTTGGCCGGAATGCTGGCCTACATCTGTAAATCTGAAAGGAGCAACATGCAAATCGAGCAGGCAGCAAAGATAGCACATGAAGTGAACCGGGCCTTCTGTTTGCGGCTAGGCGACACGTCTCAGCCCGCGTGGGAAGATGCTCCGGACTGGCAAAAGCGATCGGCCATCGACGGGATTACCCTACACTGGAAAGCTTTGGCGCGCGGCGAGGAGTTGCCGCCTTCGGCTTCGCACAACTCCTGGCTGGCTGGCAAGGAAGCAGATGGTTGGAAGTACGGCGCCGTCAAAGACCCTGCCAAGAAAGAGCATCCCTGCTTCGTGCCCTATGAGGATTTGCCGCCCGACCAGCAAACCAAAGATTACCTGTTTGGCGCCGTGGCCCACGCCACATTCGAGGAGAAAGCTGGAAAGGCGACGCAATGAGCACAAAGAATCTCGAGCCCACAGTCAACGATGACCGGCTAGTGTTCGCTGAAATTGCTCAATCCGTGGTTTCGCTGATCGGCTTGGCCACGACCGACCCCGACCCCGCCAAGCAACTTTTGGCGGATGTTCGCCGGCAATGTGAAGCTAGAATTATCGAAATTGACGGCGCCCTTGGAGACGTTTAGCCATGAAGGTTCGCGACCTGGTCGGGCAAACATTCGGACGGCTAACCGTCGTCGGTTTGGCTTCACGCAGACGCAGCAACAGGACCACTTGGGAATGTAAGTGCACTTGCGGGGAAATGCGAGAGGTGCGGGGTAATTCCCTTCTTACAGGGAATAGTGCAAGTTGCGGTTGCCTGGCAAGAGAACGCTGGCAGGCTGCGAAGACTTTGCATGGTATGAGCACCACCAGAACATTCAAGATTTGGTTGGGCATTAAAACGCGCTGCCTGAATCCTCACACCAAAAACTGGCCGTATTACGGCGGCAGAGGCATTTCGATTTGCAAAGAATGGCAAGATTCATTCAGTTCATTCTTTGCGGCTATGGGCGTATGCCCGCCCGGACTGACGATAGAGCGCATCGACAACGACGGCAACTATGAACCGGGAAATTGCAAGTGGGCTACTAGAGCAGAGCAAAACCGCAACAAGCGTGATGGAAGGAAAGCGGGGGTCCCCTCATGGATGAGTTGAGAGAGCGGTTGCAGGCGGTAATAAGTGCTGGTGATGATCTGCGTTATGACGAATACGGTGTCTCAGAGTTCCCACTTGGGCATTTAGCGAGAAAGTGGGATGACGCGAAAGCCGCGATGGAGGCTTTCATGGCCCAGCCCGTCCCGGCAGAGGGGGCGCAGCCTACCGTAGCGCAACTGCTTGACAGGCTTGTCCACTTGGCGATTGAGACTGAAGGTGCGTATGACCGCGAGGCCGCTCCACCGTCCACGCCAGCCAGCAGGGAGCCGAAATGAGCGAAAGGAAAAAAGGGGGCTGGCTGGCGAGCTCCTGAGTAGGGAGCTCTTGGGAGGTTTCGGAAGGTGCCAGCCCCCGGAGTCCGGTTACGAAATCTGCGTAATGGCAAACGCAGTCGGCCCTGCAACGGGAGGAGGCGTCACAACGCCAGTGCCCAGCACGACGTTGGCCGGCCCTGCTGTCAGGTTCACTTGCTGCAAGCTGACCGGATCGACGAAGGCTACCGTAACGCTGATGTTGAACGATGTGGCGACTGGAGCGGTCGATGAGGTAAACGAGCACTCAACCCCCACAGGTTGCGTTGCCGTTGCCGTCGAAGGAACGGGCACGGAAACGTCGGCGCTGTTGTCGGCTGTCCAGGTAATAACCGAAGACATCGGCAAAACGCTGGTCGGCGGTGTAAGGGTCAAGCCAAACGTGCCGGTTGCCCCTGGTAGAATTGCGAATCCCATGATTGAATCTCCTTTGATTTGAACTGCTGTCGGTCCTGCTGATTTCTCGAAAGTCTTGAAAAACTTTATAGCCGCATCGACCAGCCTATGCCAGTCGTGGGCGATGCGCCCCAAAATGTGAATCTCTTCGCGGGCGTCTTCGGCCTGTTCCTTCTCCCGCTCGCCTATCTCGCCAGCCCGGAAACTTCGTTCCAGTTCGTCTCGCATGGCAGATATTGTACGCCCGTTGTCAACCGTTCAGCCCAGGCCAGAAACTCAACGCAAAGAAACACAATCCCGCAGAAATCAATCGTCCGCCCCAAGGCCACGCCGGATCGCCCCGCCAAGTAAAGCCCCCAATGGCAAAGCAAACAATCGAAAAAGCCAAGAGCAATTCTCTGATTCCGTGCATGGTTTCATTCTCCTTCCGATTGGCTAGAAATACTGTCACTTAGAGCACACTGACCATTCTAAACTGCCAGCCCGGAGCAGCCCGCTATCCAAAAAGAGTCACCCGGCCCGCAAGATCCCGTCAGCACCGAGCACGGCAGGATCGAGCAAGTGGGCCTTGGCGTCAAGGGCCGGATACACGAGGGCTGCGAAGTCATCCAGTGACATGCCCTTGGCAGAGTAAAGTCTGCACACCACATCCACGGTAGTTTTCCCGAAGATCGAATAGTTTACCGTGACTACCGCGTCCTCGTAGACGATTTGCTGAGAGGCCATTATTTGTACGCTTTCGCAAGCGCCGCGGTTTCACTGTCGAGCGGCACGTTCCCGGTTTGCCTGCTGAGCGTCGCTGTCATCCTGGACTTGAAAGCAATGAGCTCGGCCTGCAAGTGCGCTTGGCTTGGGGGCGTCATTACCGTAACTCTAACAGCAACGCCTGGAGTCGAAGTGGCCACAGTCGGGCTGAAGATGCCGATAACCCTTCCAATCTCCGTACTCACATCAGCGATAATTTCTGAAATGATATTCAAGTGGAGAGGGTCTTTCACCTGTGCGGCCTTCAGGATGGCCAGCACATCCGTATTCAGCGTGCTCAACCCGCTCTCGAACTCCTGGAGTAGGCTAGGAGAGTTGCCGCCGTTGGCGGTAAGCGAAGCCTCGTAGTTCTTGTACAGCGTGATAACGGTAGCCACGCCGCCGTCAAAAATTCCGAGAACGACTTGGACGGCAGGCCCGATGGCCGGGTCAGCTAGTTCCACGATAGGAAGTATGCCATCCACGCCCGGAGCCATCAATTGAAGGATGTTCACCACGGCATCCCCTGCCGCGCATCCTTCCAAATCCACCAGCGCCACGCCGCCAGCCACGAGCGGCACGTGTACTAAAAAGTTACGCCTGTTCATATCTTGCCTCTTTCGAATCTCTTCCTGATCTCCCGCACGGCGAAGTGAACCCCTTCCATTAGAAACAACGCCGCTAAAACTGCCGCACCGAATATGCCGACCACCACCACCATAAAGAGCACTAGCGCTCCGAGCAAATCCAGCATGTCGCAAATCGCTGCAAGGTCCGTGTCATCCTGTCAGTCTCCAGGGCAACTCAAAGCCCCCTGTGGCACTATGTTTTTCCCAGCACGGCCACAGCTCTCAAGTTGCCCCGAAGCTCATTTCTTGCGCCCGTCCCGCTTCCCTTGCACCTTGGCTATCAGGGCTTCAAGGCATGTTCTGTGATACTCGTAAGCCTTGCCCAAAACGGTGTGCAACTCGCCTTCGCCGGGCTTGATCTCTTGGCTGCAGATGGGGCAGGTGCTCACGTTAACTTACCCCCCCCTTGTCTGACTTCTTTATCGTCTACCAGTGATTGCCTGAGTTGATGCTGCGCCAGTTTCTTATCCGCTTCATCTGCGGCTTTGATGTGCTCAGGGTCTTTGGTGAGATTGGCAAGCGTCCGCGCGGTGATAGCATACATCATTAACTGCTGGCCCATCTGGCTATTTACTAAAACGTGTACTTTGTCGGTTGTCTTGAGGATTTGAGCGTTCTGCTCTTGGGTAGTCTGCGCTGTTTCAGCCGCTACTTCCGCAACGTGCTCCGCCTTTTGCTCCGCCCGGTCCCCTCTAGCCTTTGCAAGCGAGATACCCCAAGCCGTGATAATCGCAACAACGGACAGTAGTAGCGGCTGCAGGAAGTCTAGAACGGTTTTCAGAGAGGATGATTCTTCGATGAAGGCGGTCATAAGCCCCTAGCTTTCAGCGTGGCACTGATCTTCTGCCGCGACTCTGCCGAGTGCGCCTTGCGGAGCGTTGCGAGGCTTGGCTCCACTCCCCTGGCTTTCATTGTGGCACTAATCTTCTGCCTGGTTTCCTGCGAGCGCAAATATACCCTTACAGGTCTGCCGTTAGCGCCCCAGGACCGCGGCGGCTTGTTCCGGCCGCCCTGCATCAGAATGCCGAGTATGATTTCTCTGTACGCCTGTTCGTGCGCCCTGCAAAACCGGCTGCCCTTGTGGGTCTTGGTCCGTTCCCCGCAGCGCACATACACGCTCGCGCTCGAAGCGTGCTCTTCCCGAAAGGCGACACATTGTCTTAGTTGCAGACCCATGAAACTTTACTTCCCGGTGTCCCGATCACGTGAATAGATTCCCTGGTCCACGCCTTGACCTTGCCGCCCGTGGCCTCGCAATGGGGCATGGCATCGAATTTCTGGTGGAAGCGGACGATACTTTTCCCGTCAGCGTCAAGTTTGGTCTTGCCCTTTTCAACGTGCCCGGCCTGGGGCAGAGCGAATAAAAGCATTAAGAATGCCAATTTCATAAAATCTCCATCAGGGCGTCAATGCAAACGAAGAACTTTTCGTGACGGCGAGTAACTTTGCGAGCATAGGCGCCTTGAACAAAACGACTTGAATCGTAAGCCCCGTCGAGCCCTGCGTGAATTGATCTACCGCCATCGTGTTCGAGAATTGCGCGATCGGCGCGGAAGTCCCCGGCAGAATGAACTCAAGTTCGACATACCCGTTGGCGTCCACCAAGCCCGTGTTGATGGAGAGCGAGCCTGTGAGGTTTCCCAACGTGTCACTAGCCACGCTTCCCGCAGACACCCAAGTAACCCCGTTCCACTGGCTGATGGTAACTGGCCCAGAGTACACGGCGGTTGAATCGTCAAAGACGAGCTGGCCGGTAACGGTCAAGCTGACAGTCGGAGGAACAGGAATCACAGTCAGCGTCACGGTGTTGGATTGCAAACTGGCTGTTCCCCCGGTGCAACCATAGAGGTTGACGCTCAGCGTGGTTCCGCTCTCGGCAATCGTGGCCAGCGGGATGACATAGGTGACGGTCGAACCTTTGGAGCCGTAGTGACCAACTCCGTTTACTGTCCAGAACGGCGAGCACGGCCCTCCGCTGACAGTCACAGAGAAAGTCGCCGAAGAGCCCACTGTGACGGTTTCATTGGTTGGCTGGACGGTGATCGCCTGCCCGCGCGCCGCGGCCGCACCGGCGAGAAAAGCGAGAATGGCTAGAAGTTTGCGCATGGTCCCATTATGCTCTTGTGGCTTGGGCGAATGGTGTGCAAGATGGTACACCCTACTGAATTCGACGCCAGTTGCACGTTCCTGCCGCGGAACTGACAAGCTCGCTTTCTAGAATCGCTGTCGTAAGCGCTGTTACCGTCGTTGGTGCTGCTCCGGCTCCGGTAATCGTCTCGCTGCCGAATGGCAAAAGTGTTGACGCAACGGCGTTGATGTTCTGGAGGTAGATTCTCTGGCCGGTGTAGCCGACACAGCTTTCCAGGGAAAAGTTCCCAACACCGAAGTTCAGTGTCGCATACATGTCCGCATCCTGCTGCTGCGGGCAGACTCCGGTTCCCTGAATGGTGATTACGCCAAGTGCCGTAGACGGGCCGACAAAAGTGACGTTGGTTCCCGAGCGCGTCATAATCGTCCAGTTTCCGTTATAGCCTGCAGGCGTGACCCCCGCCAACGTCATCGTGTTTCCCACTTGGCAGTTAGCGGGCGTAGTAATCGTGATAGTAACAACCGAACCAGTCTGGCTTCCCGCTGTGGTTGCTACCGCTGCTGTGGCTGCTGACGTGTAGACGGTCGCTGAAGAGAAATCCTTATTGCCGTACAGGCGATTGATGGCCCGCTGGATAATCGGGACGACATTGTTTGCGTCCGCAAATCCCGATGGGTGGATGCCATCAGGGAAATACGTGGTATTGCTCGACGCTCCGTCAGCGCCAAGCAGCGGGTCAGCAGCTTCATCCACAAGCCCATCGGCAAACGTCGGCCATTGCAGGCGCATTTCCGGATTGTACAAATCCTTTGAGGCGTCTTCGCTGGTCCGCGACAGCATGGTCAGAACCAGACATTTGTATCCAACCGCGCGCCTCCCAAGGCAATAGTTCCTGAGATTGCCGACCTGAAAAGCGCAAGCCGCAGCCGTTGTGCAGTTGTCGTTCGTGCCCGCCCACACAGCCGTTACGTTGCGCTCTGCCCCTGGGCGCGAAGTGGGATCGTCTACAAGGCTCGCCCCGTAGGTCACTCCATTGACGGTTGCGAGAGTTTCGCCAGGAAGCCCGACATCGGTGATTTGCCACGCGCCGTTTAGCACGATGGTCCCGAGCGGCCCGGCAGCAATAGAGTCACCGTCGAGAACAAATTGGTTGTTGGTGTTTTTAATTAACCCGCCACCCAAAGATGGCGGAACGCCCCTTGCAGCCATAGCATTCTGCATGTAGAGCGCAGCCGCAGCTACTTCTGATGAGGTAAGGACGCGATTCCAGAACGCCGCATAGTAGATTTGTCCGACGAAATTCGTGAAATTCCCTACGCTGCTGCCGTTATTTTGGTTAGCTCCGCCAATCTGGTAGTTTCCGACCGTCTGAAGCCCAGCGGAAGAAAACGGCGACGTATTCCACGTGTTGATGCTAGGATTCCCATTCAGATAGATGACATCGGCGGTGCCCATTGTCAGAGCCAGTGTGCCGGAACCTTCAAAAGTCATTTTGGCTTGTGTCCGGTAGGCATTGTTGCCGTAACTCGAAACGTGCTGAGTAGCAAACGGGCAAGGGGCTAGCGATGCGTTTGTCCCGGTGCAATCCCGCGTCAGCATCAACCCGATAGCATTGCCGGATGACCCGTTCCCGTTTCCCTGGACAATGGATTGCACGGCAGTAGAGCCGTTGGAGTTGTAGGAAGTCAGATAGACCATGAAGCTCAAAGCAGAATTAAGAGCCGCAGGCAGAGATGCCCACTCAACAGCAGCACCGTTGAAGTTCATGCCCCCGGTTACGGCGATGATCGTTGGGGCTGTCCCGGAGCAACCTGTCCCGTTGTTTCCGTTGCCGGAGTAGTCCACTAGCGCGCAAGGATTCTCTGTGGGCAGCATCCGGTACTCCGCCATCAAGCCGGAAGTAATCGGCACGGAGGTAACGCCAGGAAAGCCCGGAACAGCGGAAACGGAGGTTGTGCTGGAGCCGCCCCCGCCGCTAGAGGGTCCGTATGCGCCATTTGGCACTTGGGCCCACGCCACACAGCCAAAAAGTGTCACAACGATTGCAAACAGGTACCGTTTCATAAGTCCTATGCTCCCTAGTACGACTGAACCATTGCTGCTGAGATACGTTCCTGCGAGACTCGGTCCATGCTGAACACTATGATCCTGCTGCTCTCGCTTGGCGCGCTGGTGTATTTCACTCGAACGTGGGTTGCTGCCATCAAGGGGCGCTCGTGATCGAACTGGCTCTGTGGGTGGCGGCTTTTCTGTTCTTGGCGTGGGTTTCCATCGCCATTTTCGCGGTCATATTTCAATTATTTGTTTACGTCGTGTTCCATTTCCCGAAGATCGACCATGTCAGGAGGAAGAAATGACCAAGCCAGCCACACCCAAGCCGCCGAAGCCTCCAAAGAAAGCTTGGAATGCCGCTGCGCCTATGAAGGTTCCCGGCAAGCTGCGCGACTTGCTCTATAGCCATTCTCCACGCTAGAAAACTCTGCCGCTTCTGAGAGTTGCGACCCGCTGGCGCTCGGCTCTTTGCGCGGCCCCTTTGGTTTGTGCGGATTTGCGCAATTCATCTAATCTCTGCTGGTACTGGTCGATTTGCTGTTGCATCTGCGCCTTCTCTGCCGCCGGCCTGCCTGGAGAATTTCTGAGCGTGTCAGTCATCCGCTGAACTTCCGTAGATAATCCCGTCACCATATCTTCCGGGGAAATCGTCCGCATGGATGCTTCCACGCCTTTTTCGTTGATGCCGCCCTTGTAAGGCACCTGTGGCCGGTCGTTGGCTGTTCCAACTTTTCTTACTCCGACGGGTTGCGGGCCTTCTGTGGCTGGAGTTTCCAGTTTAGCGACCTCCGGCTGATGCGCGGCTGTCACGGTCGGCGGCAAGGTAGGCGGAGGTTCTGTACGCGGGCCGGGGTACCCCACACCTTCTCGCGGCGTGTAAATGATCGGCTTGTTGATATTGCGCAGGACGTCGCCAGCTCCAGGAGCTCCGCGCTGCGCCGCTCCGGTCAATTCGTCGCGTGGGATTGAATACATCGACCCCGGCTTATCTCCCGGTTGCAAAGCGCGCGGTTCGGGGAAGTGCATAACTTCTGGAGATGGGGCCGTGCCAGCAGACCCAACTTCTCCCGCGGTTGGTTTCGGCTCATTGATGCCCCGTCTGCGAATCGCATTCAACTCCTCTCCGCGTTTGGAGTAGAAGTCCTCCATGGATGGCAGGTGCGCGCCGGGGAACTCTGGCGAAGCCGGTTTCTCTCCTTCGCCTCGGGCAAGAATCGCGTTTCTTTCTGCCCCTTCCTTGGCGTAGAAGTCATTTGCGGATGGCAAAGGGGCTCCGGGCGAGATGGGAGTTGGGGTATCGGTTGGGATGGGTTGCAATTTCTCTTGCCGGGCCGCTTCTCGGGCTTGCTGGCGGTTTAGTGCCTCGTTCTTGGTGCGGATAGCGTTTCGCTCTGCCCCTTCGTGGGCGTAGAAGTCGCTGGCTGCCGGCAGAGGCGCGCCAGGAAATTCCGGCGATGGACGATAAGGAAACGCCTTCTCTATGAGGCTTGGGCCAAGTCTGTATCCCGACCCTGCACCTATCACTGCGGCGGCAGGATTGCCATGGGCCGCACCGTAAGCTCCGCCTCCAACCATTCCGCCAACCTGCCCAATGGTTTTGACGGTTGGCTTCAAAGTTCCTTCCGGAGTGTAGAGATGTTCTCCGCCAACCTTTCTGAGAGCAGGGACGCCGCGGCCGATTGCCTCTCCTGCCGCTAGTTCCGCAACCGGAACAGCCGCTTCCCCGAGAATCGCTCCGCCTTCCCCGCGTTCTCCGTGCTCCGCCGCGCTTTTTCCGCTCATGCCCACGTAGGAGCCAAGGCCAGAAGTTACCGATTCCCCGATTTTTCCTAGTAGGCCATGCCCGCGCTGCCATCCCGCTTTTGCTTCGTCATAGGCTCCCGGCAAAGAATGCACATTCAACGGGTCGATCGCCATCAGCCCTGCACTCTTGGCCATGTTGGTTGGCGAGAAAGTGCTGACGGCTTGCTGCTTCAGGACGTTGCCAGCAGCCGTGCCCGCCCCTTTTGTGGTGATCCCTCCGCCCTGTTCGTTTGACAGCTTGTTTTTTGTAAATTCTGCGCCTGTTCCCGCTCCGCCCGCTCCGTAATGGATTGAGTTCAGCGCTTTGGATTGTTCCTGCGGGGGAAGCGCTTTGTAATCGGGATCGGCGGAGAGCAAGACCTTATGCTTCTCAGCCAAGGGGAGTTGATGAAAGTCGGGATCGTTCTGCCAGTCGATTTGTGGTGTGTCGGCCATTAGGGTTTCTGGAATTTCTTCAGATACTCTTCGGCCGTCTTGGGCGGTGTGGCACTGGCTTGTCCAGGTGCGGCGGCTGGCGGCGAGCCCTTGATAGGCGTCTCGTTTGGCCGCTTGCCGTGCGTGGCGTCTTCGCGGAACGTTTGCACGCTGCCGACGAGCTCATCGACCGCGGCCATGGTCGCTTCGGGGCCGTTGCGGAAATGGTTTAGGATCTCGTTTTCCGTTGCCTGTACAGCTTCCTGCGAACGCACGCCATGCGCTCCGTTGCTAGCCAGCGCCATGTTGTGAACCGCTACGCCAACCCGCGCGATGGCTGGATCGTCCGAGCCAACCATCTGCTCGACGGTCGTAAAGTGTCCGGCCACTTTGCCGAATAGATTTGGATTGTCCTTGATGAGTTGCTTGAATCCGATGGCGTTGGTTTCTACGTTCCTGGCCAGGTCGGAGCGCTTCAATCGGTCGGCGCTGGTATTGCTGGCGTTGGCGACTCGCGGGCCGATGGGCTTTCCGGTCTTTTCATCCGTGGCCGTGCCTGCCAGCGGATTCCCGTCTTTGTCGAGCCCGAAGTAATCCGCACGGAATTTGTCCTTGTCGAGCCCGAGCTTTCCTGCCGCGGTGTCGGCGTTTTTCGCCATAGTGCGGACACGCTCAAGCAGGGCCTTGCTCTGCGGGGAGTTTGGGTCGGCTTTGATTTTGTCGAGCATGGCCTTGGACGTTTGGGCATCGGCTTGCGCCACTTTCAAATCGTGGACGGCTCTTTCATTCTCGCTCATGTCCTCCGGCGCAAGCGGGAC